ACGGAATTTTGTTTCAAGTATATTGCAATGTAGAGAACCATTGCGGAATTTATCTCGGAGAAGATATTTTTTTACACCATGCAGTAAATAGATTATCCTGCAGAGAAAGCTTACATCCCTTGTGGATTAAACACAAAACGAGATTTGTACGTTATGCAAAAAGTTAAATTAATAGGTAATATATCAAAGTTTGGAGAAAGCTGGGAGACTAGTTGTACAAATATTCGAGATATTTTTAAGTTAATCGAATGTCAAACTCCGGGCTTTCGTCAGCATTTAGTCGAAGCGGCAGATGCCGGTGTAGGGTATGAAATAAAAAGAGGAAAAGACTTTCTGGAGCATCCTGAAGAATTATTACTTAAAGTTTATGATGAAGATATAATCATAACAGAAGTACCTGCAGGATCAAAATCTGCGGGCGCAAAAATTTTAGCAGCAATTGTACTCTTTGTTGTAGCAGGTCCCGCAGGTCTGGCCCTTGAAGGTACAATAGGTACGGTAGTAACCTCAATAGCTACAAGTTTAGCCATACAAGGAGTTAGCCAGCTTCTTGCTCCTGGGCCAGAAACAGATACGAAAGAGAATGAAGGATATTTATTTAATGGCCCTGTAAATACAGTACAACAAGGTTATCCTGTTCCAGTCTGTTATGGAGAGCTAAGAATAGGAGGTGCCCCAATTGGAGTCTCGTTTAGAGGTATGGGTGCAGCAGGAAATGGTGCCGGAATTGGTAATTTAGATGCAGGAACAAAAGCGGGAGCTACTAGCTTCAAGATGAAGTAGGATAAATTATGACTGTTATAACTGACGAAACTCTCGACGCCGCCTTAAGAGCAGCACAAGATGCTGCCAATGGAACTAGTGGGACTGGTGTAAGACACGGATTATATGAAAAACAAAAAGGAATAATTTATGACCTTCTCTGCGCAGGGCCTATTGAGGGTTTAGTTGGAGGACTTTCCGGAGTCTATTTAAACGATACCGCTCTTATAGATGATAGTGAAGAATCTTTAGCTCTTCTTTCGAAAGAAGGAACTTGCAGTGCTAACAATTCTTCAACTACTTTAAGTAGTGTTGTTGATTCAAATAATACTGGTTTATTTACAGGACTTTCTACTTCGGATCTTAATAACAATGCTCGATATGTACAAATTAAAGGAGCCGGAAAAAGCTCTACTCTTAGTGCAGCAATATACGAAAATCAACAACGTATTGTTGTAGCTGATAATAATACTTTTTCATCAGTACAAACAAGAAAAGTTACGGGTACAGCAACTGACCTTCCCAACTCTATTTATGATCCTGTAGCTTATAGTATTCGTATACCAGGCGCAGCTGGAGACGGAGGGGAGTATATTGGTATAATTACGGGAGTTGCGAGTGATGGAAGTGGTACTAATAATGCAGCTTTTATCTACCCCCCAATAGGTGCAGGAGTAGCAAGCGGAACCGACGTAAAAATAGATCACGTAAGTAAGATTAGTTCTATTACTAATGTTAATACCTGCGTTCTTGAAACGGCTCCAACTACTACAAACTCTTCGGCTGCAATTAAGCTAAGCCCAGCTTTACCTACTAAAACAACAAGTACTGGCGCTGCAAAATTGAATTATGAAAATGCAGGAGCTGTAGTTTACCCAGGAACTAGATATCAACCTTCTCACGATATTCCGGGAACGGAAGCATCTGCTTCGTATATGATTTCACCAAATCATGATTTAAAGTGGCATACTTCAAATGATCCTTCCTCTGGTCAATCTACTTATTTTGTAAATGCCGGTGCCTTTTCTTTTACTCAGAATACAAAAGAGGAAGTGGATAGAGTAGTCCTTGCTTTAGAATTTCCAGGAGGACTCAGTAATACTACCGATGAAGGAAAGGATAGAATCGCACATGCAGAATTTCAAATAGTACTAGAATATAAAGTAGACGCAAACGCGTCAGATTATACAAAAATACTCATTGCGGGGAAAAATTACGGGGGTTCAGATTTTACTCAGTCTGTTCCTTCTTGGTCTAACGTATATAAAACTCAAACAAATAATCTTTATGCAGAAGGAGGAACGAGAGACTCTTCTAATCAAACAGGCATAGCAAATGGTTTAATAAAAGAAACAAATCAAAAAGTAAAGTTTATTAAAGAATTTGAAATTGATTTAACACCTTTTCAACCCCTAGAAGACTGGAGAATTGGTGTAAAAAGGTTGTCTCCTGATAGTACTGCTGATTACACAGTGGATCAACATACATTTATTGGAAGAACTATTTTAAAATCAGCAGAAGCTATAGTTGAAGAGAAACTACGATTTCCTTTGTCCGCATATGCGATAGTTGGTTTTACAGCAGAAGACTTTGCTACTCCGCCCCAGAGGGCTTATCACATTCGCGGTAAAAAAGTAAAAGTACCTACAAACTATTTCACCCGAGAAGAGACCGGTAGTAATCAAGCAAAATATACCAGAAATAAAACAACTGGAGCAGATACCAGCGCCTACGTTACTTGGGACGGTACTTTTCGAGGAGATCTAGAGTCTAACACTCCCGCAATAAATCAATCAAAAGTATACACAAATAATCCTGCTTGGATTTTTTACGATATACTCACAGATAGAGAAATAGGCCTCGGCGAGTTTATAGATGAAGCAGATATTGATAAGTATGCTTTATACCAAATCGCTAGACACTGTGACGAGTTGGTACCGGATGGAAAAGGTGGTACTGAACCTCGTTTTTCGTGTAATGTTTACTTTAAAAAACAAACAGAAGCTTATAAAGTATTGAAAGATTTAGCTTCTTCATTTCGTGGAATGCTATATTGGATTGACGGACAACTTACGCCAGTTCAGGATACTTTAAAAGAACCTGTTTATACTTTTACAAATGGTAACGTAGAAGAAGGAATGTTTAATTATGCCTACACAGGACAGCAGGCTAGAACTAATCAAATAAATGTTAGTTGGTCAAATCCTGATGAAAACTATAAACAAACCATACTAACTATAGAAGATACTCCTAATATTCTTTCTCAAGATAGAATTATATCAAAAGATGTTGTTGCTTTTGGCTGTACTTCTGAAGGACAGGCACGCAGAGTAGGTATGTGGCATTTACTTACCGATACTCAAGAGACAGAAATTTTAACCTTTGCAACAGGTATAAATGCCTCTTTTCTAAGGCCCGGAGACTTTATAAATGTACAGGATCATTATGCTGATAGCATTATTGCTAGCGGTAGACTCAATACTGGTACTTCAACAACCGTAGTAATTCTTGATAGAGAAATAGGTTTAACAGGATATAGTTCTGGCTCTTCTCATGTTTTATACTTAGTATATCCAGAACCTGGTGTTTATCTTGCTCAAAATGCGGAAGCTACTATTAATGGTGTTCTTTATAAGAGAGGTGGTTTAATTACTGCAGATACTAACGGAAATCCGATAACTACCGCCTCCGGAGTAGCTAATTTAGTAGATGACAGCGGAAATGCTGTAACTGCTCAATTTAGTAAAAATACTAGAATAGAAAAAAGATATATTTCCAATGCTAACGGTAATAGTACGAACAGTATTACTGTTTCTTCTGCTTTTTCTTCGACTCCGGATGCTGATGTTATCTGGGCAATTGGACCAGATGAAGAGTATGCAAATACTGATATTCGTCAGTTCCGAATTATTGGCATAGCAGAAGAAGGGCAGGGAGAGAAGTATAATATTTCCGCAACAGAAATAGCAATTGATAAATATGATGGAGTAGATTCTCATCGAAAGGTAGTTATTCCTGACTATTCAACAGCCTCTAATAGCGATAAAGAAATCCCTTACCCAGAAAATATATCAGTAGAATTAGTTCCTGCCGCTTCTCCAGCAATTGATGCTGCAGAGACATCCATTGAGGCATTAATTTCTTGGTCTAACCCTACTGAAGATTTTGTAGACACAGGAGGGACAACAACTTCTCGAGATTACCGTTTTGCGAACCGTTTTGAAATTCAGCATAATTTTATTAAAGGAAACCTGCCTGATAGCTTATCTGAAGTAGTCGTTCCTGCATCTAGAAATAGTGTACGCCTTCCAAATATTACTGCTGGAAAATATAAAGTTAAAATAAGAACAGTTTCTGATTCGGGTGCAAAATCAAAATGGAATAGTGTTAATCGTACTCTTGTTTCGCCTCCACCTAACTTAAATCGAGTTTCAAGAATAGCAAGAGGAGGCACTCTTACAACTAGTCTTGACTTTGATTATACAAATGGAAAACTACTTTTTGAAGAAGAAAACTATAGCTATATTGCGCCTTCTTCTTATGTTTTAGGAATTTCTTCAGCTACAACAGCACAAAAAGAGCAGTCTTTTAATAGTATGTCGAACAATACTACGGCATATTTATACTACGACCATAGTGCTGCTCCTTCTGACCCTTGGAAAGCTGTTCAAGTTCACACTGATAATGTTGCTCAAGATAGTGCTGGTTTACTTATTAATTTTAATTATTTTAAAGAAGTAGGGGTAGCAAATAACGGTCTAGCTTCAACTTCTGGCACTGTATCTATTACTGCCGGAGGTACAGTAGTAACTGGAAGCAGCACTACATTTACTTCCGATTTTTCCGAAGGAGCATTAATAAAAATTACCGCAGGGTCTACTGTAGGCACTCAAGTTGCTACTACCGAATACTTTGAAGTGGCAGAAGTAATTAGTAATACTCTTTTATATGTAAAAAGAAGTGCTACTCGTACTTTTTCAGGCTCATATGCAATGAAACAAAGTCTAACTCCAGATTTTGGAGAGGACGCAATTCTTGCAGTTGTACAAAAAGGATCTTCTGGTTCATACGCTGCTGAGTTTTTTGTAAATTCACGAGGCAAGAGAGGAGCGGGACGTTGGCAAGTTCCGGTTACTTCTTTACCTACAACATCTGCAGCCGCTCAAACTGCGTGGGATACAAACTGGACCAATCGCCCAGGAAGCCCTGTAGTTGGTGATCAGGCAATATTTTTTGAAGGAACAGAAGCAAATCAAACTGGTCAAAGTGCATGGACGTATGATGGAGGGGCTTGGCAGCAACAAGCAGAAGTAATTGACGGAGATCTAGTAGTTACTGGAAGTATTACTACTGATAAGATTTTTGCAAATGCTATCACAGCGGAAAAGATTGCAGCAAATCAAATTACAGCGAATGAGATTACTACCAACTCTATTCAAGCAATTCACGTAGGCGCTGATGTAATTAATGCAAATCATATTGCAGCAGGTGAAATTACTACGGCAGCTCTGGCTGCGGATGCCATTACAGCAGACAAGATTGCTGCAGGAGCTGTAACCGCAGACTCTGTAGCTGCAAACTCCATTGTTGCTACTCTTATTGATGCAACTACAGTTAGTGCCGCAGACATTTCAACTAATACTCTTTCGGCGTTATCGGCAAATCTTGGAAACATTACTGCAGGAACATTAAAGAACTCAGGAGCAAACTCCATTCCTGACGCAAATTCTGCTCCCTCAGGGGCAGAGAAAGGTGCTCATATTGATCTTACTGCAGGAAAATTCGTATTTGGGAGCGCTTCAAAACACATTCTTTGGGATGGTACAGACTTAACTCTATCAGGAGTAGTAGTAGATTCTAGTAGTACTGTAAATGCTCCAGCAGGACTAGGAACTATTAAAGAGGATGGAAACACTGACGGTACAAATATTACTTCTCTTAATTTTACCACAGGGTTAAACGTAGCAGTTTCCGGTTCAGAGGCAACTATACATGTAGATGCAACAACTTCAAGTATTTCTGAAGGTAGTCGTTTATACTTTACTAATACTCGTGCAGATGCTCGTGTAAATGCAGTTCATCCTGATACAGACGCTCTATCAGAAGGCTCCTCAAATCTATACTTTACTAATGCTCGTGCTAGATCTGCCATGTCAGGCAGTGATAACGGAGGGTTGGGATCTTTTTCTTATAATTCTTCTACGGGGGCTTACACATACACCGGACCTTCAAATTCAGATATTCGAGGTTTATTTAGTCATACTGATACAGGAGGAGATGGTTCTTTTTCTTATAACTCTTCTACAGGTGTATTTACTTATACAGGTCCAAGCGCCTCTGAAGTACGAGCACATTTTGCAGGAGGAAACGGGTTAACTCTGTCTTCGGGTACATTTGCAGTAGGACAGGGGGACGGAATATCTGTTGCAGCAAATTCAATCGCAGTAGATAGTAGTGTTGTAAGAACTAGCGGTACTCAGACTATTAATGGAAATAAAACTTTTGGTAATAATATTGTTGTTTCAGGTAATTTAACTGTAAGTGGTACAACTACTACAATTAATACTGAAACTGTAAATATTGCTGATAATATTATTGTATTAAATAGTAACTTCACTGGAAGTAGTCCTACGGAAAATGCAGGTATAGAAGTAGAGCGAGGAACACAAGCAAACAAAACTTTTGTTTGGAAAGAAAGTAATGATCGCTGGTCCTTTGGAAGCGAGTCCGTAGAAGCAGCAACTTTTTATGGAAGTTTTATAGGAAGCATAACAGGATCTCCTTCGTCTCTTGCTGGACTAAGTACGGATGATCTTGCAGAAGGATCATCAAATCTTTACTTTACTAATGGTCGTGCTCAGGCCGCAATCTCAGCTGGAGATGGCTTAGGCAAATCTGGAGGAACACTTTTTGTAAATGCCGGTTCTGGTATATCGGTTAGTTCTGATCAAGTAAATGTATCTGGTGTAACTACTGCTATGCTTGCAGGCTCTGCACTTCAGACCTCTGGAGAAAGTTTTTCAGATTCTAACTCTGTATTAATGACTGCTGCGGCTATACAAGACAAAATTTTAAGTTATGGCTACACTACTAATACTGGTGATATTACTGGAATAACAATCGGAGCGGGTTCTGGTTTAACGGGTGGAGGTACTGATAACTCGGGAGCAGTAAATCTTACTCTCAATGTAGGAGCGGGCTCTGGTATTTCTGTAGCTGCGGATTCCGTAGCAGTAGATAGTACTGTTTTAAGAACAACTACTTCGTTCGGTGGTGATGTATCCGGTACATATGGAGCAATAGTTGTAGCAAATGATTCTCATACTCACGATTCCAGATATTATACTGAATCAGAGGTTAATAGTTTACTAGGAGGCAAGCAAAATGCTAGTACTCCTCTTGGCTACATTGATACGGCTACAGGAAATTACGGTACTATAAAAGTTGATGATGACCGAGGAGTATCTTGGGCAGGATATGCAATTCGTGACGACTGGGTCTTTATGTCAAACGGTGCCGGTGCAGTAGGAATTTATAATGATACTGATAATGAGTGGGCCCTTTACGCTGCTCAAAACGGAGCCGTTAGTATATACCATAATGGCTCTTCAAAAATTGCAACCTCAAGTACTGGAGCTACCATAACCGGAGTACTTTCTGCTACAGGCGGAAATTCAACAAATTGGAATACAGCATATGGTTGGGGGAATCACGCTTCTCAAGGATACCTCACAGGAAATCAAACTATTACATTAGGTGGAGATGTTAGCGGTTCTGGCACAACTTCAATTACTGTAACAGTGGCAAATGATTCTCATACTCACGATACTCGATATTATACTGAATCAGAAGTCAATACTTTATTAGCAGGCAAGCAAAATACTGGTAGTTATCTTACTGGAAACCAAACTATTACATTGAGCGGAGACGCAACAGGCTCCGGCACCACTTCTATAGCTGTGTCTCTAGCTGCCAACTCAGTAGGAGCTTCAGAAATTGCTGCAAATGCAGTGGGTGCCTCAGAATTAAATGTTTCAGGAAATGGAAGTGCGGGACAGGCTCTTCTCTCTGATGGAGACGGAACATTTACCTGGGGTTCCGCAGGACAAACGTATACAGGATCTAATGGTATTACTCTTGTAAACGGTACAGATTTTCAACTATCCAATAATGCTACAGGAGATTGGTTTGTTAATAGTCTTACAGCAGATACTATCGATGCTTGCCATATTACAGCAAGTACAATTAGTGCAAGAGAATTGACTATCTCTGCAAATGCAGATAGCACAGCAAATAGTATGTTTTTTAATAATAACGGTAGTATACGAATATACGATTCCAATTCAACATTAAGAGTTAAAGTAGGAAACTTAGCATAATGTCAGCAGATACACAAACAGTAACATTAGGAACTTATTCTACTAGAGTGGGTTTCTCTACTATATCTCCTACATATGGTTCGAGATCGGACGGTACTTCTAATATTTATTCGGGGGCTTCTTTTGAGGCCGCATATTGGGACTCTAATTTAGATTCTTTTAGAATACAAATACACAGTACTTCTCAGTTAGCAAACTCAGGTTGGGGAGGTATAAGCTTTCCTGACGGACTGTTTTTAGCCAGGGAAGCGGCTAGCACTAGCTATATCAGTTATATCACTACTACTCAATGGTATTGGAGCGGTGTAACTACAAGCCCGTGGGGAGGAGCTACATCAGGCAATAAAGTATTAACTTTTACTTCTTCAACAGGAGGTTATGGATTTCAAGTATTTAATAGTTCGGGTAATAATATACTTGACTCTAGGACGGACAAACAGACTACAGCAATAGTTTCAGGAAGTGTAACAATATCTGCTAATTCAACTTCGGGTTCTATAAGCTGTCCTGGAATGACATCTTCAAACACAGACGAAGTAGGGGTTATTTTTTACGATGAACCTGATGCTTTAGGATATGGAACTCAAATGGTAGATGTTAATAGATCTTCTGGCTCCTTCACTTTAGATAACAATACGAGTAGTTCAGCAACTATAAAATACGTAGCAGTGAGGTTTTAATTATGGCATATGGTATTCAAGTATTCGGAGAAGCAGGAAATACTTTACTAGACACTAATGCTCAGACTCAAATGCAAGTTCCCGGCTCAGTTACTTCTACAAGCAGTTTCACTAAACAAAATAATGAAATAATACTTGTAAATAAGTCAAGCTCAGGGCATACAGCAATGAACCAAAGTTTTGGTAGTAATAGTATTTCTGCTGGATCGACATTAAACTGGGTAAGAGTAAGAGAAACTGACTCTGACACTCCTCCGTCACAAGGTACTTATGGTATCACTCTTTTTGATGCAGGAGGTACAAGCACTAAAACCTATGCGGATTCTTACACAAAGTCTTTTACAATATTAGCAATTTTTCCAGCAGGAACTCTTTTGGGAAATACAGATTGCTGGACTGGAAGTACTTCAGGAATTTATGTAGGAGGAGGAAAGCCTTACTATAGCTTTAGCAGTTCAGGTGGAGCCGCCTGGAATAATTTCTATTTTTATAGTAATAGGATACAATTTATAAATTATTTTACTGCGAGTTTTGTTGGAACATTACACGCTAATAACTCAAGCCCCGTAATAGTGGCGAAATTAAGGAATTAAATTATGGCAGGAATATCATGGCTAGCATTTACATATGCAAATACAGGAGAAATTTATACAATAACAGGTGTACCTGGTATTTTTCCTAGCGATGGAGCTTTTGTAGATCCCGACGATACCCAAATTGTTCGACATATTATGAGAGATGACTTAGAAACCCTTGGGTTTCAAGATCCGGCTCAATTTATGGTAGAAAATTATTGGTCCGAAGGAGCTTGGGTACATAGGGGATCCAGACCTACAGATTGGTATAAATGGAACGATGCATGGGTAGTTAATACAGAAGAACTACTGGTAGAAGTAAGAAGACAAAGAAACTTTAAACTAGGTTTGTCTGATTGGACTCAATCGCCGGACTCCCCTCTTTCAGACAGTAAAAAAGCAGAATGGCAAACATATAGGCAGTCCTTGCGTGACATTATACCAAACTTGCCCTCAAACCTAGACGATCCCAATAATGTAAGTTGGCCTACAGAACCTTCGTAAGCAAGACCTCTTAAAAAATAGTTCTTGACTACGTATGTCCCTTTTGCTATAATTTGACAATGGAGAGAATTTAATGAGTGCAGCAAACTATGACTTAGTGATTGACCAGGGATCGACTTTTGCCATTGACTTAACAATCAATGAGTCAGGTTCCGCCAAAGACCTTACTGGCTACTCTGCTAGGGCTCAAATGCGTCCTACCAAGACTTCTTCTACAGTGGCAGGCACATTCACCTGCACCATTGTAAATGTTAATAATGGTACTTTAAAGATGGAGCTTCCAGCAACTACATCTTCTGCGATGGAAGCAGGAATATATTTTTATGACCTAGAAATCCATACAGGAAGTGATGCTATTGTTAAAAGGCTTCTCGAGGGAAAGGTTACTTTAAACCAAGAAGTTACGAGATAGAAAATGTCAGCTACAACTCAAGTAACTATTACAGAAGAAGTAACAGATATATCTGTATCTAATACAAATGATATATCTTTAAATCTTACTCCTGATAATACTACTATTACAGTTAATAACTTTGCTATTCCTGTTAATTTTATGGATGCGGATAATGTTGTTTTCACTCCTTACAACACTATTACTGCAACTAATGTTACAGATGCTTTAAAGCAACTGGCAGATCAAAATTTTCGTTCAGACGGTGTTCCAACTGGTAGTATAATCGAAGGAACATCCACAATTTCAGAAGGAGATACGTGGTACGATACTGATGATAATCAGTTAAAAGTATATCGCGAGACAAGCACAAATGTATTCGAGTGGGTCCCTATAATTGTAGGTGCGGCTGCTGATGACTCTGACACGCTTGACGCAGGAGCCTTTTAAGGCTAACCGGAGACTTTAAATGGCTCAAACAATCAAAATCAAACGCAGTACTACCACTGCCGCACCTAGTAGTCTTACTGCGGGTGAATTAGCTTATTCTGATAATAGTGATAAATTATTTATTGGAGCTCCAGCAGATAATGCTGTAGTAGCTATCGGTGGTAAACTTTATATAGATATGCTTGATCACACAGCAGGTATTCTTACTGCTGATAGTGCAATTCTTGTAGACTCAAACAGTAAAGTAAATAAATTACTTACTGGCAATATTCGCATTAATAATACTACTAATCATATTGATACTTCATCCGGAGATCTTACCATAAATCCTGCTAGTAATTTAGTAGTTACTGCAGGTACTATTGATCTCACAGGACAAGCCACAGAATTTAAATTAGTCGATAACTCAGCCACTGCAGGAACATTTGCTACCGCTGACCACACCTATCTCACCTTTGATAGTACAAATGCTGCAGAACTTGTCAAGTTCGGTCGTCAGGTAGAGTTTTCTGGGGCTTATACACTCCCGACTACAGACGGTACAAACGGACAAGCACTTGTCACTGATGGTTCTGGTGTAGTTACTTTTACAGATGTTGCAGCAACTCTTACAATTGATGCAACAGACGACTCTTCCACTGCAAATGTTGCTCTTCTTACAGATGATTTACAATTTACTGGTGGTGAAGGAATTGATATTTCTGTTGCCAAATCTGGTACTGATGTAACTGTTACAATTGCGGGAGAGCTTGCAACTTCTTCTAACAAAGGTGTAGCGTCTTTTGACTCCACAGACTTTACAGTATCTTCAGGTGCTGTAGCGGTAAATACAATTACCCTTGGTTCTTCTAGCTTAAATGCTGGAGAAACTACTACTTCACTTGCTGGTCTTCAGCAGTTAGACGTAGATAATGTACGCGTAGATACGAATACAATTTCTACTACTGACACAAATGGTGATCTGGTACTTTCTCCAAATGGTACTGGTACAGTTACTGTTCCTTCTGGATATAAGAATCGTACTGGATTCGGTGCAAATTCTCTTGTGTCAAAAGAGTATGTCGATGCAATCAAACAAGCCCTTGACGTAAAAGATTCTGTACGATTAGCTACTACTGCTAACCTTTCTGCAAACTACAACAATGCTGGCGGAACTCTTACAAACTCTGGATCAAATGCCGCCCTGCAATTAGACGGTGTAACAGTAGTCGCAGCGGATAGAGTTCTTGTTAAAGATCAGTCTTCAGCAGCAGAAAACGGTATCTACGTAGTTACTACTGTAGGCGACGGCTCTACCGCTTGGGTACTTACTCGAGCCGATGATGCAAATGTTTCTGCAGAAATGACTGGTGGAGTATTTACTTTCGTAGAAGAAGGTACTGTAGGCGCAGACAATGGATATGTATTTACTCATAACGGTGCTCCAACTCTTGGTACTACTGCTCTTACTGTTTCTCAGTTCTCAGGCGCAGGTCAAATCGTTGCAGGAGATGCGCTCAGTAAATCAGGAAACACTCTCAACGTAAACGACGATAATATCACTGTCGAAGTAAACTCAGATGCCTTACGAATTAAGGGAATTTCAGCTACAGCAGTTGGTGATTTGCTCATCGGTGCTGCATCAAATGCTGGGTATACTCGACTTGTGAAGCCTTCCGGAAACGCGACTGCCTCTGATTATATATTAAGCATGAACACTTCTGGTGTAGCCTCTTGGGCAAACACGCTGGACGGCGGCACATTCTAAAAAACTCTTCAGCGTATATACGCCCGTAATGGAGGAGCCACATGGCGCAGACTATTAAATTAAAGCGTTCCGCTACTGCGGGCGCTGCACCCACAACGTCACAACTTGAATTAGGTGAAGTTGCTATTAATACATATGATGGCAAGATGTACATCAAGAAAAGCGTTGGAGGTACCGAAAGTATTGTAGAGATTTCCGGAGGCGGAGGAGCTTCTGCTGCGGATGGAATTTTTGTAGAATATCTTTATACTGCTACTGCTTCGCAAACTGCTTTTTCCGGAAATGATGATAATAGTGCTTTTTTATCTTATGAAGCAGGTGCTCTACAAGTATTTCTTAATGGTATTCTTCTTGACCCCGAGACGGATTATACTGCAACTAATGGCGCTTTAGTTACTCTCTCTTCAGCGGCTGCTGTAAACGACTATCTTCAAATCTTTGCTTTCAAGAAAAAGATTGGTGATGGAAATGTTAGCGTAGATACTTTTTCTGGTAATAACTCTACTACTGCTTTTACTCTTTCGTTAGATCCAGGTGATGAAAATAACACTCGTGTATTTATTGATGGCGTATATCAGTCAAAATCAAACTATTCTGTAAGCGGAACTACTCTTACTTTCTCAAGCGCACCCCCAAGCGGCACTGGCATAGAAGTCGAAATCGGCAATCGTGCAGTTAGCTTGGATACTACAACTAGTCTTGATCTTCCTGATGATGTTAAATTAAGACTTGGTACTGGATTAGATCTTGAGATTTATCATAATGCAACTGATTCCGTAATTAATCAAACTGGAACTGGCGACCTTCTTATTCAAAAAGACGAAACAACTGTTGCTGAGTTCAATGTAGATGGGGTCACAGTAACTGGTGATGTTGAAGCAAGTGAATTTATCGGAGACGTTCGAGGCGCAGTACTTTTCAAAGCACAAGCAGGGGAAGCCCTTGCAAAAGGCGAAGTAGTATATATTTCTGGAATCTCTGGAAATACTACAATCGTATCAAAGGCGGATGCAGACGATACAAGCAAAATGCCTGCTTTTGGTCTTGTGGCAGCCGCAGCGTCTTCTGGCCAGCCTGTCAATATTTATACAAATGGTATTCTTTCTGGTATTGATACATCTTCCTATAGCGAAGGCGACGAACTCTTTGTATCTACTACAGCGGGCGCGCTAACAGCTACAGCACCAACGGGCGAATCTTCAGCTTTACAAAAGATTGGTAAAGTTACTCGTTCCGCTTCAAGTGGTAGCATCTTTATTGTAGGCGCAGGTCGAAGTAATGCTGTTCCAAATCTTGATGACGGCGATATTTTTATTGGAAACGCTTCAAATCAAGCAGTTTCCGCTTCTCTCAACACAAAAATTGAAAGCTACCTAGACGGCGGCACCTCTACTCCAACTTTTAGTACTATTAACTCTGGAAATATTACTACTACAGGCGAACTTCGTGGTCCAGCAAGCTTTGTTGTTGACCCTGCCGCAGTTGGTGATAATACAGGCACGGTTATAATTAAAGGAAATCTACAAGTTGATGGCGCTACTACTACTATTAATTCCACTACTCTTACTGTCGACGATCTCAATCTTACTTTGGCGTCGGGAGCTGCAAATGGAACCGCGGCGAATGGCGCTGGTATTACAGTTGATGGCGCTTCGGCAACTATAACTTATAATAGCACAGGCGATAACTGGGCCTTTAATAAGAATATAAGTCTTGGAGACAATAGTAAAGCTCTCTTTGGGGATAGTAGCGATTTACAGATTTTTCATAATGGTAGTGGTGTTAATTA